ATTTTCTTTTATCCAATATATCTTTCATGACCGTAGTTGCTGTGTTAGTAAAGCACCTTGGTGCTACACTGTGTATTATTAAAGCAGGCACTAACAGTTGTAATTTAACTGCTGTCTTTAGTGCTAATGCCATATGCTCTAATGGTTTTTGGTTAACTGATTCTAAATGTAACTTGCACTGTTTACTGAACATTGTCGCCAACCATATCAAACAACGCAGGACCAAAACTACTTGCGGCCCAGCCTAGTGCTACTAAAGTGATTACTCCGTAAACTAACCATTTCACTTTAAAGTCATCTACTACCATTTTAATGCCTACTAGTTCGTTTCCTAGTATACGCAATGATACTTCCATTTTTCCTGTGTTATCTTCTGCCATTTACTTTCCTTGTCCTCTATATTTTTTATATGAACGCTTTTTGCTTTTGTTCATAGAACTAAACTTAGTTCTTGCGTGATTATTTCCTATGCTTGTTTTCTTTGGTTGCGTTTCATGTGCTTCGTAATATTTGTGTAATTTCATAACCCTCCTTGGTTATGTACGTATTTATTATCTTTTAGCCATAAAAAAAGGCCGCACTAGGCGACCCTTTTTATAAAGTTTAAACTAAGTTAGAACGAGAACGATGCTACTAGTTTAATGTCTGAACGCTCACCTTCTTCTAGGTCATAGTTCATTGAGCCTTCTAAAGCCCATGCATCACTTAAAGCATACTCTGCTTCTAGTTCTAACACTGGCATATGATCTAACTCGTCTGTGAAGTTGGTATCTGTTACATCTTCCCAAATGTTCAATGTAGTACCTACTGAAAGGGCAAGAGCAGATGTTGCCGCATATGTAAACTCTGGATTGATTGTTAAAACGTTAGTTTCTGCATCTACCATGTGAGTCATTTTTACTTCTGTATCTAAACTTAATTTTGGTGCAACTTCAGTTTCTGCTGTTGCTGTTGTGGCTAATGTCGCTGATGAAAGCGCCAATAGAGCCGCCGTGGCGATTGTTGTAATTCGCATATTTTCTTCCTTAAAATTTTATAAAATTAAAGAGTGCTATCCCGGTTAGTATGCACTCCATATATTACTTATCAAAAGACTAGCGAACCTACGCTAATCTGGTACTTCGTAAGAAAAGAGTGTTACAATTAAGCAACACTCTTTAATGCTATGTTTGGTAACAAGGCCTAACTACCCCGTAACAGCCTTAGGCCGCTAATGCCATTTCTGGCGCATAATTGTCGTTTGCAATTATAAAGTTTGACCAATAACGCAGTCATCCGGTAAACTCCACTTCACTACAACACCAGTCGATCCTATTTCGACCCCATCATAAAGACATTGAACCTACAGGCTTACAGATGTATTCAACTGTATCCCAAGATCCATCACTTGGTACTTCTACGTATTCTACAAGCATAGTTTCACACTGTGCTTTAGTTTCAAACCATTGTACATCTTGTTCTAAGCAGGTCGAGCCTGAACAAACTGTTAATAGTATATGCCAAATAATTTCCATTCTTCAATGTCCTTATGGTGGAGTCGTCGGGTACTGCCCCCGAGTCCTGTATGTGTTCACGTTGCTTCAACGTCTACATATTATTTATACAGTCAAAAGGTATTCTTGTCAACCATTATTATACTAAATATCTCCAATTATGTTACAACATAAACATTTGATAGTTAGAGCAGAAGTAAGCAACCCGCCGAGGCACGAGCAAATAATTATCGATTGGTCATCTAATCTAATCCGCGACATTGGTATGAAAATAATGATGGGACCGTTTGCTAAGTATTGCGAAATGGAAGGCAACCGAGGATTGACTTGTGTTACTATTATTGAAACAAGTCATGTTGCAATACATGTATGGGACGAAGGTGCTCCTTGTCTAGTACAACTTGATGTATACACCTGCGGAGATTTAGATAAGCAATTAATATTCGATGCTTTAGAGAAGTTTGACCCTGTCAAGATTGATTACAAATATCTTGATAGAGAAAAAGAGTTTATAGAACTTTAGAAACTGGTTTTGTTACGTCTGAGTATTTTATAGCAAACAATGTACCTGCCTTATGATTGTCGACATCTACATAAATGTCACAACGACAATACGTGTCTCCTGGTAATGTTTGACTATTGCTTCTAATGTACTTTAATTGAAATCCGTCTTCGTTACATTGCTTCCATAAATCCTGTCCAAGTTCACGCATAACCCACATGTCTTCCATGCTCTTATGTGCGTGGGACCATTTATATTCACACTGTCCAATAAAATATCGCATACATTATTTATATGCCTATCCGCCTGGCGTAAACCCCTTAGGTACATACCAATTCTTTTGGTCATGTATTCTTCCTAATAGTTCTTGTATTTCTTTCATCTCTGCTTTTAATTGTGGAGACGTTTCGCCTTCAGCAATGGCTAACCCTCTTCGGCCTGCTTTTGCTCTCAACGCTTGTTCAATAACTTCTATATCTCTGACAGTGAGATTAAATTTTGTATTAGGTTTCATGTTGTTTCCTTATAAATTGATACTGTTGTTTAATTTTTTACATTTTTTAACACATAAAGGATAAGTTTGCATTTTGTCATCTATATTTTTCCAGTATCCGTTTATAATGTTTTGCAAAGGAGTATGATGTAGGTTATGTAATTTTTTATCTATTGTATTGTGTTCTTCCCACAACTCATCTAAAGTATTTGGGTCACCCATCCAGCAACATGGTACAACATATCCGTCAACATTAATAAAAATATTGCCATAACGTTTATGAAATGCTTTGTTGTTTGATCTAGTTTTAGCAGGACATTTAACTACTGATAATGATTGTTTCTTATCTACCATCTTTTTTGTAGTTTCATTTCTTTGAGGATACCAGTCTGGTATCACAACACTCTCTACTGGTTTGATGCCATCTACTTCTGGCCTATCGCTTTGTATTAATCGTAAGTATTCAAAGCCTTCATCTTCGACACGTTTTTTTACATCGTTCAATTGATGTTTGTTATGATCAAAAATTATAAATTGCCAATCAGCATGTCCGCCTGCGCCTATATACGCTCTAAAATTTCGCTCAACAGTTTTCCAATTTACATTACGTCTATATAAATGATTCGTATCTTCTAGTCCGTCTAGTCCCCAAGTTACTTTGAGTTTTTCAGATCTTGCACTAAGTTTTCCAAGTTCAGTCCAAAACTTTTCATCTCGTGCTCCGCCATTAGTGCTAATTTCTACTAACCAAACATTAGGTCCTAGATCCATAAACCATTTGCAAATTTCTATTAATTCAGGATTAGTAGTAGGCTCGTCTACACTACCGCAAAAGTGTACAATATTTAAATTGTCCCATTTATAACTACCTAACCATTCCTTATAGTTTTTCAGTGTATGAGTTTTGCTGTTTAAAACTGTTTTGGAAATACGTGTATCTGATCTAGGACATTGGGGACAAGCGGCATTACAATAATTTGATGTTTCAATTTGTAATCTACCTACTTGTTTAGTATCGAACCAAGGATAGTGTGAAGTTTGTTGTTGTTTTAATTTTATTTGGTGTTTAGTCTTAAACATGTAATATTTACCATAGGTTTAAAACCCTGCCATTTCCTGCTATGATCATTACACAAGTTACTACATGTAACACTATCCAAAAGGTNNGCCTTCTTTACATCTGATTGTGTAATTGGAAGGAACTCTGGCTTATCGTTATCGTCAATGCCTACTGGCATGCCAACAGTTCTAGCCCATAATTTAAGCCATCGCCGTTGACCGCTCATTACATTGCGTTCTTTTTATCTTGAATTTCTGCTCTACGTGCCTTAGTAAGTTTACCAAGATCGCCTAGTGCTTTTCTTGCTCTTGTTGCCGCGGCTTTAACACCTTTTTCATCAAAAGTTGATGCTTCTGTAAGATAGTTATTAAATGCCTGTACAATCTGTTCGTGATTTGTCATAGTTTTCTCCTATTTAAATGTTTATTATATATTACTTTTTAGTAGTTGTCAACCACTATTGTAGTGCAATGCCAGTAGTACGTTCAATGTACTGTGCCGCAATGCCCTTTTCAGTCTTTGCAATACAACTAACTGACGTTGCAGTTAGACTGAATTTGCCGTCTGGTGGTACACTAAACATGAACGGTGCTAGACCTAGTCCTTGTTGTTGTGCAATAATTACCATTGGCTTGTTAAGAGTGTAAGATTTATCAGACTCTGAATCGAGTCTAGCAACAATCTCTTCTCCGCTACTTAATTTAAAAGATACGGTATCCCCGATCTTATATGGTGCTTCGATTAACATATTATAATGAGTGTCCTGTTCCGTTATATCCGGTGTTGTCTATATATTCAACGAATTGTTCATAGCCGCCAACTTTATTCCCGCCAACAATAATTTGTGGGAATGTTCTTGCAGTTGGAAACTGTTCGAATACTTGTTCCCTAGTAAAATCTTTACCTAGTTCTTTGTATTCGTATTTGTAGTCTCTTGATTCACATAGTGCTTTGGCCTTCATGCAACTTGGACATGCAGGCTTACCCCATATAGTTATCATAAACTAAATCCTTTCAATGCGTCCTTATCCACATCTTGTTTAATTCCACCAATGATGTATGATTCAACTTCAGTCTCCTGAGGTGCAACTTGCAATCCAGATGAACTTAACCAATGTTGTGTCCAAGGCAATGGGTTAGTATTCACCGGAGCATCAAATATTGCATTCATGCCCAGTGCTTTTAGTCGACGGTTTGCAATGTATTCTACATACTGATGTAGTAGTGTGGTATTCAAACCAATCATACTGCCGTCTTTGAACAAGTATTCAGCCCAGTCTTTTTCTTCTAGAACACATTCGCGCCATAAGTCATATACATCTTCTTGACACTCTTTAGCAATCTTAGCCATCTCTGGATCGTCTTTGCCTTGAGCCCACAATTTTAATACATGTGTGCTTAGTGCCAAATGTTGTGCTTCATCTCTAGCAATCAACGAAATAATTTTCGCTGAGCCTTCCATTAGTTTTAGTTCGCCAAAACCAAATGTACAAGCAAAAGAAACGTAAAAACGTAAACCTTCTAAGATGTTTACAGTTTGCATTGCCATATAAAGTTTTTTCTTAACTTCATACATGTTACCTTCATTACGATGTGTAAAGGCATCAGCGGCTTCTGTAAATGCATCATAGTGTTTAGTAACACTTTCTGCTCTTGCAATAATTTTCTCATCATCAAGAATAGTGTCAAACACTTCTGCTGGATCAGAATACACATTTTTCATAATATGTGTATAACTACGACTGTGAATCGTTTCGAAAAAGTCCCAAGTAACAATACAACCTTCTAGTTCAGGAATAGATACGTGTGGCAAAAATGCTAGGCACGGACCGCGTCCTTGAACTGAGTCAAGTAATGTTTGATACTTTAGGTTAGCAGTAAAAATATGTTTCTGCTCTGGACGGAACTGTGCAAAGTCTGCTCTGTCTTTTTGTAAACTAACTTCCTCTGGTCTCCAAAAATAACCTAACATCGTTTGATTAAGTTTGTCAAATACAGGAAATTTAAACACATCATAACGCTGTGTATTTTGATCTGCTCCAAAAAACATATTTTGTTTAGTGAAATCTACTTTTTCTTTGTTAAAAACAGTCTTTGCCATCTTGATTCCTTTTACTTCTTCTACAATAACTATACATTCATATTACTTGTGTGTCAACCTAAATTGCACATGCATCACAATATTCTTCATACTCCTCGTCAGAGCCGTTAAACTCTGTACGCTCAACTGGAGATTCTTTTACATTGTCGTGCCATCCTACATTGTGTGCTGGCTCGTCAATTAGTTCGCTTGGATCAGTTTTATAATCATAAGTGTTTTGATAGTAACTAGTCTTCCAACCTAACTTGTAGGTATTTAGCAGGTCTTGAATCATTTGACTCATCGGAACTTCATTATTTTCAAAGTGTGTTGGGTTATATGACCAATTACCGCTAATTGCTTGATCAAAAAACTTCTGCATTACTGCTACTGTTTTAATATAGCCTTCGTTGCTTGGCATATCCCATAATAGCGTATAATGTTGCTTTAGCGTAGTATATTGTGGAACAATCTGCTTAAGAGGCCCCTTCTTGGACTTCTTAACGGACAAGTATCCGCGTGGTGGTTCGATTCCGTTAGTCGCGTTCGACACAACAGAACTGCTTTCTGATGGCATCTGAGCGGACAATGTCGAATGTCGAAGGCCGTGCTCTCCAATGCTTTTACGTAGGCTATTCCAATCATATTTTAGTTTTGCTTTAACAACTTCGTCGATTTCTTTCTTATATGTATCGATAGGCAGGATGCCGTCTGAGTATTTAGTACGGTTAAAGTATTCACAAGCGCCACGTTCTTTTGCTAATTCGTTACTTGCTTTAAGTAGATAATACTGAAATGCTTCTGTAAGTTCGTGTACAAGTGTCCATGCTTTTGGATTATCATACTTAACTTTGTTCTTTGCAAGATAGTGTGCAAGACCAATGTAACCTACACCTAATGAACGTCTTGCTTTTGTACTAATCTCAGCCGCCTTAATAGGATAGCGTTG